TGGAAACCCAAAAAAAACGTTTTTCAAATCGACATACGCAAAATATACAAATTTCGGTCTACAAAAATTTAGAATAGATTTTACGGGGCAGAGATCTCTTCGTTTATCGACGGATTCGAGATTCACATTTTACGTGCCACGTTATGCCGATTTATTAATGGATACATATGTTGTTGTGACTCTTCCAACTATATGGAGTCCGATTATGCCACCAAGTAGTTGTAATGAAAACTGGGCGCCATATGAATTCCGCTGGATAGAGAATTTAGGAACACAAATGATAAAGGAAATCGTTATATCTGTTGGTGGGCAGACACTACAGGTGTTGACGGGGAAATATTTATTGGGGCTTGTTCAGCGTGACTTCACGGATGAGAAGAAGAAGTTGTATGATCAAATGACGGGGAATATTCCGGAGTTGAACGACCCGGGGAATTCTGGTGGCAGGATAAATACGTATCCTAATACTTATTATACGACACTTGCGCAGGGTTCAGAACCGTCTATACGATCTCGTAAGTTATATATACCGATAAATGCGTGGTTTACACTTTCGAGTAAAATGGCTTTCCCACTTATTGCGCTTCAATATAATCAGCTACAGATAGACGTAGTTATGCGGCCTATACAGGATATTTATACGATCCGTGATGTAATGGATCCAGCAAATGGGTGGCCGATTGTTAGGCCAAATTATACAAAAGAGTATATGCAGTTGTATAGGTTCTTACAATCGCCACCTAGTGTGAGTTTGGCTGCAGATACATACCAAAATCCGGCGCAATCCGAGTGGAATGCCGATATTCATCTGATAAGCACGTATGGGTTTCTATCAAATGACGAGGCTAAAGTATTCGCCGCAAATGAGCAGAAATATTTGATAAAGTCGGCATATGAATGGAATTTCAATAATGTCACTGGATCTCAGCGTGTATGGCTAGAGAATACACTTGGTATGGTGAGTAGCTGGATGTTTTTCTTTCAGAGGAGCGATATAAATCTGCGTAATCAGTGGAGCAATTATACGAACTGGCCGTATGGATATTTGCCTGTGGATGTAATTCCTGCACCGGTTAATCCTATTACTGATTACGGTGGTCAATATGGGTATGGAGTATTAGATTTACCTTGTGTTCCTGGGCCGATTGGTCCCAATATAGGCCCGGGTTATAATCCAGTGACTACAAACAATACCGGGTATTTTGTGACACAACCATTTAATGTAGAGAACCAGCGCGACATATTGCTGAATCTCGGTATTTTATTGGACGGGAAATATCGCGAGAGTCCTCTTGATGCTGGTATATTCAATTATGTGGAAAAATATGTGCGAACAAAGGGGAATGCACCTGATGGGCTATATTGTTACAATTTTTGCCTTGATACAGACCCTTTTGTAATACAACCATCTGGCGCTTTAAATACGAGCAAGTTTTCAAATGTTCAGTTTGAGTTTACTACATTTTATCCACCACTTGAGCCCAATGCGAATTTTCTTACGATTTGCGACTCACAAACGAATCCTATTACTGGTGAACCGATACCAATTGGAGTGAATAAGCCAGTATGGCGTATATATGACTATAACTATAATTTAGTAATATTGGAAGAACGTTTCAATGTTGTTACATTTATGTCGGGCAATGTCGGGCTTATGTATGCAAGATAATATAGGCACGATAGTTAGTAGATGTTATACAATATATCGCAATAAATATGCGAAATATTGTATTTAGGAGACAATACAAGACAAGACAAGACACATCATACCAGCGATGTATTTAGTTGCTGAGATACTTGGACAAATGTTGTACATAGGGGTATATGCTTAATACAGGAGGCATTTATATAAGTACAAGTGCTTCGCAGCCCTCCCAGATAATCAAGAACAGTGTTTTCAAGTGGGCCGCGATATGGGACGCTAATAACGCGACCTTCTGATGCGCGATAATTATCCATACCCCCATAATGTTTATCCATAGCGTGCGACGAACTCATACCATAGAACAGTTTGCTTTGTGAGCCATTGGGGTTTATAATAAGTTCACCAGGATTTTCATCGTGTCCAGAGAAAGCGCCACCGGCCATAACAAAATCGGCACCTCCACCGAATGCCTTTGCCATATCACCAGGGCACGTTATTCCGCCATCACCGATAATATGACCACCTACGCCGTGTGCAGCGTCGGCACATTCCATAATAGCGGATAGTTGAGGCATACCTACCCCGGTTTTCATACGTGTAAGACAAGCACTTCCGGATCCGATACCTACTTTAACAACATCGACGCCACCATTGAGAATAAGCTCTTCTACTATTTCGCGTGTTACAACATTTCCAGCAACGATGATTTTATCAGGATAAGCAGCGCGAACACGTTTACAGAATTCGACGAGCGACTGTATATATCCATTTGCGATATCTATACAAATCCAGTTACACTCTACAGTGGCAAGAATACGAGTCAGACGAGCGAAGTCGTGATCTTGTATACCGGTGGACACCATAAAATAATCGGGATTAAATCTCATATTGTTTTTTGTCTGATAATCAATAAAATCTGCCACATCATAGAATTTGTGAAAGGCGGTGATAATTTTGAATTTGGATAAAATATCATAAACGCCGAAAGTGCCAACAGTATCCATATTAGACGCGATTATTGGAATACCGTCCCACGTTTTTAGGGATATACGATTCTTGAATTTGATAGTTCTGGTTAGATGAACAGCAGAACGTGTATTGAGAGTCGAACGCTTTGGGCGGATTAGAACATTATTGAAATCTAGTTTTAGACCTTCTTCGATTTTTGTCATTTAGTTATGTGTCTGTGGGTATGTGGGTATGTGTATACCGATATATGTAGATACACATTTATAGTAAATAGTTTTTAAATGTATATTGTATATTGTATATTGTATATTTAATAATATTTTTGGAAATGTATGAATAATATAAAATGTTATAATATAGTATATTAATACATAATAATAATATATTATGCCATTTTATTCAAATTTATTCTCAAGCGCATTTGTTTTTGATAAAAAAAAGTATCACGATCCGCGTGATTCATATATAGAAGGATTTGGTCTTCCTGATTTCGCTGATGGTGGTGATGGTGGTGATGGAGGCGACCAAAGCGGGGATACAGGGGATAGCGGGAATACGGGCGCTACAGGAGGGTTATTTGGTGGTGGAGGTGATAGTGGCGCAACTGGAGCAACAGGAGCTACAGGTGCTACAGGTGCTACATCACCTCCGCCTGATATTTTAACTAGTTTATTTTCAGCTCCCACGGGACCTAATATTTTGGCTAGTATATTTTCAGGATCCACGGGAACGACAGCACTAATTGGATCGCTTGGATTACCTGGTATAAACAACATGATTGCGCCATCAGGTATTCCTGGTGTACCGGGCACAGAGACAAATTCTACTATTTCAAGTCAAGATGTGGCATTATCAAATCAAATATTTATATATGTGATACACATTTTAGTATCAATTATTTTAACATACATATGGGGAGTGTTTGGTGCGAATGCTCTATTTTTAGTAACAATGTCTCAGGACGAAAAAGACTATGTTTTTCCTACAAAACCATACAGTCTGCCATATTGCGATGAAAAAGATACGAGCAAATGTATGTTTGATTATGGGTTTCCTTATGATTTGGCAGCTCGTATGTGTAACTCTAATGAGCAAATATTACACGTTATTGAGAAAGAGGAGAAAAACATAAATATATTAACGGCATTTAAAGACGGCAGTAGTGGTGATGGTGTATCAGATGCTTTATTTAATTATATATTTAATTCAGTGTATGGAGGTGTTGGTAGAGGAGGGCGTGGATTTACGAAGATGTTGCTCACCTTATGTAGTCCAACTGATAGCACTACTCCGAAAAACAAAGAATCGTGGTCTACGGAGATGAAAGAGTCGCCAATAAGAAGAGCGCTTATTTTTATAGTTATTCCAATAATATTCGTTTATATTTTAATACCTATAATGGGGTTGGTGTCGGGTGTAATGGGTGCTATATTTGGAGTATTAAATAATCATCCCTTTTGGGGCTTATTCTTCACGCTTATATTAGGAATTTTTATATTCATAGGGAATGGGATATGGTCATCCCTTCAGACATTATACTTTTTCGGTCTTTACCCCTGCACGTT